TGGGACGTGGAGGCAATGCAAATCGTGGCGGCGATGATGCTGAAATTGATTCCGGGGTTTGATGTTTGACACCACCCGCCGTGCGATGGCGGGAAATCCTCTGAATGTTGCACGCGAATGGGCAAAAGCCGGGCTTTGTGACGCGCAGATTGCGGCGAAGCTGAAAGGCAACTACCGCGCGTTGATACTGCAATCCATGGAACCCGGCGGGCTTGCAACCGTCACCAGCGCGACGAAAAACGGCGTGCAGATGGGCAAATCCATGGGTCTGTCCATCCAGGAAACGCTGACCGCTATGGGAAAGGCGTTGGAGTGGATCGAAATCGGATACGTTCCGCAACAATCCCGCAGCCTCGGCAGGTTTTGACATTGCCGCTTAGGCGATGGCTATCCTCGACCAATACGGGCGCACGATTAACTACCGCCCTGCGCGCGCGGCGAACGAGAACTACCATCGTCCTTGGGAACCAATCGAGAAAAAGGACATCGCGCAACTGGTCCCTGCCGCCGACCGCGTCAAGCTGATGTCGCAGTCGCGCCGAATTTATCTCAATTTCGGACCAATCCAGAACGCCATCACGCAGCGCAGCACCTACGCAGTGGGCCGCGCATTCGTTCCGCAGTTCAAGGGTGCGGATAAGGACTTTGGCGCCGCCGCAACCGAGTGGCTGATTCAAACCTTTTACGGCATCGGTGATAGCCGTGGCGGAATGCACGACTTCAAAACGAACCTCTACGGTTGGTCAACAAGCCTGGATGTCGATGGTGAAATTTTCATCCTTCTCACCGAAACAGACGGCAAGTTTCCGAAATACCAAGGCATCCCATCGCACCGCATCGGCAATCCCGACAACCTGCGCGACGGTCCAATGCGTGGCGGCATGCTGGAGGATGGCATCGTTTACTATCCGTCAGGCGAACCGAAGGAATACGCCTTCTTGGACAAGGACGGGAAGCTGTCGCAGTGGATTCCCGCCGCCAATATCATCCACCTTTACGACCCGAACTGGCAAATGCAAGGGCGCGGAATCACCGCGCTGACGCCTTGCATCAATGATTGCCGCGACATCATCCAATCCACCGAGTGGGAACGTCTTGCGATGATGCAAATGTCATCCATTTCGCTGGTGGAATACAACGAAAACGGCGGTCCTGACAGCGAAGACCCGGCAAGCGTGCTGATTGGCAACTCGACCAGCACAAAAGGCATAACCGTCGAGTCAATGGACGGCGGCACCGTGCGCTATTTCCGAAGCAACAGCGGAGGAAAGGTGGAAACGCTGGTAAATAACCGTCCTGGCAACCCGTTCTTGGACTTCCACGACCGGCTTTTGAAATCGTCCTTCGCCGCGCTTAACTGGCCGGCCGCATTTTACTACGGACACGCTTCCGGTGGAGGCACTGCGCAACGAATGGAGATTGCGATGGCGCAACGATCCATCGAGGACCGTCAAGACATCCTTTTTTACGCTGCAAAACGCATCATCGGATACGGAATCGCAAAGGCGCAGAAGCGAGGCGATCTACCAGCATCCGCAGATTGGTGGAAATGGGATTTTTCGACCCCGCCGAAGCTGACAATCGACGACGGGCGCGTGATGAAGGAACTGGAAAGCGCCTACAAACTCGGATTCAAGTCCGCTGGCGACATCACCGCCGCGATGGGCAAGGAATACCGCGAAGTCATCACGCAAAAAGCGGAAGAATCCGCCATGCGCCAAGTCATCGCCGCCGAAGTTGGCGCAAAATACGGCGTCGAAATCGACCAGCGCGAACTGGTGATGATGACGCCTAACGAAAAATCAAAAGAAGAAGCCAATGAACCTGCAACATCTGGAAATTGAGAACCGCAAAGGCAAGTTGAAGCTAAATGACGGCGTTTACAAGGAAAGCGCCGATAAGCTGATAGAAGAGCTCGAGACGCTTTACGGACCCGCCGCTGTCGCCGCGCAAATGCGCATCGGTGACATCGTTTGCGCTGCAGATGACGCGCTTGAAAGCGTGGAAGTGGAAATTAACAGTCCCGGCGGGTCGGTTTTTGAGGGAAACCGCATCTATAACGCACTTCGAGGTATGTCAGCGCGTGGCGTGGAAATCACGACCACTGTAAACGGTCTCGCCGCGTCAATGGGCAGCGTCATTCTGATGGCTGGCGATAAACGCCGCATGACAACCGGCAGCCGAATCATGATTCACGAAGCCTCAACCGTGGCGTGGGGCGATGCGCGGGCGCTGCGCAAGAATGCGGATTTACTGGAAGGCATCAGCGCGGAAATCGCTGGAATCTACGCCGAACGCACGGGCGGCGACCAGAAAGCGATCCGTAGCCTCATGTTTGCCGAAACATGGATGACTGCCGACGAGGCAAAGGAAAATGGATTCGTCCACACGGTCACCAAGGACGGCAAACCGAAGGCGGAATTTGACAACGAAAACAAAGCGATGAGCATTTTATCCAAACTCTTTCCGGGCAACGACCAAGTCGCCGAACTTGAGGCAACGATTGCCGAAACCGAAACGCTGCGGGCAGAGCTTGCCGATGCTCAGGCGAAAATCACCGAGCTAACCGGTCTCGCGGAAGCAAACGCCGCTTTGCAGACCGAACTTGCCGACGTTCAAGCCAAGCTGAACGAAGCCGCCAAGCTCGCCAATGAAAACGCGGAAACCATCGCGGAACTGCAAGCCAAGGCTGAAAAAGTCGATGAACTCGCGGCCATCAAGGCTGCTGAAATCCTCGCCTCCACTGGTCATCCCGCGCCTGTGCAACTCACCGGAGACGGCGGCAGCACCGGCACCGACTACGTTGCCGAACTCGGCAAGCTCCAAGGCGCTGACCGCACCGCCTATTACAACGAACACAAGGCGGAAATCCGCAAGCAGATGAAGAAATAATCTCACCTAAACACACATTACCATGGCTACCATTGCATTTAATGACACGATTTTCGCACAAGAGTCTCTCAAGGCTTTTACCGCGACTCTCGCCCCTCTCCGCGCCTTCTCTAAGTCGCTGGATAACCAAACCGCCAAGAAGGGCGACGCCATCGTCGTTCCGTTTATCTCGGCACTGACCGCATCCACGTTCAACGCCGCCAACACCAACTACCAACTCGGTGGCGGTGCTGTGACGCACAATACCATCAACCTGACGAACCACTCCATCGTCACGTTCGATATCACCGACCTTCAAGCCGCTAATTCCTCGGGCGCACGCTTCGACGAACTAGCCGCGCAAGCCGGTCGCGCACTTGGTCAACGGGTTCTGGAAAACATCTGGAAACTCATCACGACCACCAACTTCGGTTCCGCTTCGATCACCACCCTCGAAACCAACTACGGTCTCGAGGAACTGATTGAACTGCGCAAGGTTCTCGCCGGCCGCAACGTGGATGTTTCGCCTGGAATGTGCAGTTTCATCCACAATACGGTTGTCGGCGCCAGCCTTCTCGGTTCCACCAACGTCCTGCAAGCCTATGCGATTGGCGACAACCAAGCCGCCCGCCAAGGCACGCTTGGTCAGCTTGTCGGTTTCCCGACCTACGAAACCAACATCCTGCCGACCGCTTCGACTTCGCTTGTGGCATTTGCCGCACACCCCGACGCAATCATGGTTGCCATGCGCTACCTTGAGCCACAGGTTCCGCAAGCCTATCAAGCCGTGGAACGCGTTGCCGATCCTTCCGGCATCGTGATGGGCTACCGCCGCAGCTTCAATGAGGCGACCGGCGTCATGTATGGCGCGTTTGAGTGCCTCTACGGAACCGCTACCGGACTCACCCTCGGCCTCGCATTCGGAACCAAGCCGTAACTATCTCTGCTGCTGGTGTTCATGTCGGAAACCCTCCATCGGAAACGGTGGAGGGTTTTTTCTTGCCCAAAAATCCCGATTGCCGAAAATTGCCCGAGATGAAACCAAAGATTTCCCTGTGCGTGATTGCTGGCAATGTGGAGAAGCAAATCGGGCGCTTTCTGGATGCCTTCGCGCCTGTCGCGGACGAGGTGATTGTGGTGCGGGCGAGCGGGAACCTTGGCGACGACGATACGCTTGAAATCGCAAGGATGCAGGGTTGTATCATTGGCGAATATCTGAATTTTCACAACTGGCCGCACGTTGACGACTTCGCAGCAGCCCGAAACACCGCTTGCGACATGGCAACCGGAGATTGGCTAATGTGGGCAGATACCGACGACGTAATCACGCCGGATTCCGTATCCCAAATCCGACAACTTGTGCAGGACATCCACGACAAGGACGTTGACGGAGTCCTCATGCGCTACGTTGTGCCAGAGGATGGCGTGGTGAATTGGCGAGAACGTCTTTGGCGCAAAGGCACGGCGCGTTGGGTGCATCCAATCCATGAATGCTTGGAGTTTGCTGAAGGCAGCAAGCAAATGCGGTTTGACGGCGCGGAAATCGTCCATGCCAGCGAGAAACGCAGCGCAGCACGCGACGAACGCAACCTCCGCATCCTTGAAAGCATTCCAGAGGACGAACGGACGGTTTCGCAAAAGTTCCACGTTTTCCAATCACTGATTGCGCTGGACCGCAACGCCGATGCCATCCCGAAGGCAATCGAATTCGCGCAGCTTCCAGACGCAGGACCGAACGAACGCTACGAGGCTTTTTTCCAGTTGGCGCGACTCGCAGACGACAACGAAACCAAGAAGCAGATGCTCACGCAGGCGTTGGTGACTGACCCGACGAGACGCGAGGCATACGGAGAGCTTGGCTTGGCTTGCCTTCCAAACGAAGCGCCAGCCGCACTTGGCTGGACCGCCGCCATGGAAGCCATCAGGATGCCGCAGGATGCGCCGTGGAACCTCAGACGCGCTTATTACGGCAAGCTAGGCGTAAGCCTGCGTGCGATGGCTCTACGCGCCAATGGCAGACCAGAGGAGGCGGATGTGATGGAGACAAACCATTTTATCCGCCACGGAGCGAAAATCAGCCTGCTACACGCCACACGTGGACGCGCGGGCAAGGCGTGGAAATGCCGCATGGAATGGTTGCGCCTCGCCGCAAATCCAGATGCCATCGAACACATTTTTGCCATCGATGCGGACGACGATGAAAGCCTGATGCTTTACGTTGCGCGGTGTATCGTTGTCGGCGGTCACGGTGGACCTGTGGACGCATGGAACGAAGCGGCAAAGCACGCGAAAGGTGAAGTCCTCGTCCAGCTTTCCGACGACT